ACTTTTTTTAAAATTCCAGATGAGTTTGCTAAAAGAACTGAATCACAAGTAATAACTGTACTATTGTTTGCTGTTGTCTTAATTTTTAAATTTTGATAACCCTGTGTTTCTGTCGCACCAATTCCTATAGAACCAAATCCAGTTGCAGTTCCAGAGCACGTAGCATTTCCTGGAAAGGTAACATTACCTGAAGCATCCATAGTGATTGCATCAGCTGATGCTCCAGTATGTCTGACACTGTTAACAACTAATCTGCTGCTCATTGTTTATCTCCTATGGCTTTGGATTTGCATCTTTAACAGCTTTAACGTGTTTTGCCCATGTTCCAGTGGCATCTAACTTACCTGCTACCAAGTCTTTGTAGAGCATGTCTAGCTGGTTACCTACCGTGTCATACTTTGTAGATCCGTTAGTAGTTCTATCTGATTGATATTTTATTGCTGCAGCAGCTGCATTTAATGAAGCTCTTGCCGTCGCAATTTTATCGGAGTCGAGACTAACAGAATCCCCATTAACGTCGAAGGCTCCTGCACTGTCATCTATAGAAACTACAACACCTTTGTAAGCTTCATAAATGGCTCCATGATCTAACGACATATGAAAAAATTCTTTTATTAACTTATTTTAAAGGAACTAAATATATCAGCTTCTATGCTGCTATTTCCATAACTGTTATTTGACTTACTGTTCTTGATTCATCATTAGTATCATTATCACTTTCAGTTCTGTTTATACAATACAAATCATTACTACTTTGTTTTTGCAACATTATTTTATAGTTAACTTGACTTGTAGTATTTGGCGAATCTAAAAATTTACAATTAGCTGTTAACGTAATATCTTGCGCTCCACCACCATCTCCTGTGTAAAGAGTACCTGTAAAACTTGAAACTCTTCTGCTTCCAGCCGAATCTGCTGTATTTATATTAGTAGCAGAGCCACCAGAAATTGTTCTTACTAATAAAAAAGCTCCACCTTGCGAGTTATGAACATGACCACCCACATCAGCCATAATATAAATTTTACTTGATGAAGAAGAGGGTGTTATGTTGACTGTTAATCCTGATATATCATGTGTACCACCACTAACAGTAAAGCTTTGTGCTCCAGTTTTTACAGCTTGTAAAACTTGTAAAACTTTACCTACAGACGTATCGGTTGTAAGAACTGTCGCATTTCCTGTATCAGGTAAAGTTAATACTCTTGTATTCCCACTAGAAGAAGGAGCCTTAATTTCAAAAGTACCTCCTCCAGAATCAGCTGTTAATTTTATAGAACTCATGGTTTTGGATTAGCATCCTTTACTGCCTTAATAGAATTATAAAATGCACTAAACTTAACTTTTAAATCTGTGTCAGCATCTATTGCATGCCAAAGTAAATCTAATTGATCTCCTATGGCAGGATATGTTGTTGAACCACTAGTTGTTCTATCAGTCTTGTACTTAACAGCAGCAGCCTCATTATCAAGTTCAACTCTTGCAGCATCTATTTTAGATTGCTCTAAAATGACTTCATTTTCATCTGCGTCAAAACAACCAACGCCATCTCTTATATGTACAATATTTGGATAACTTTTATAAATAGCTTTGTAATCGTATGTCATCCAGCCACCTCAAAATAAACATAGTTACCTTCAAAGTTAAAACCATCTGTGGTTGCACCACCTGATGTTGTTCTTTTTACTTTTATACTATAGGTAATTTGATTTGTAGTACTTGGAGAATCAAGAACAAGGTAAGTCATTATTCCAAAGTTTCTGTTAGTTGAAGAAAATTTCCATTGACTGCGCTCAAGTATTTGTGTACTATCTCGCAGTACTTGAGTTGCCCAATTAGTTGTAGAATCTTGAACATGATTTAGTGTTGCAAGAATAAGGATTTTGCTACTTGTAGATGATGGTGTGACATTAAAAGGAGTGACTGCGTTTAAATACGAGGTTGAGGAAGTAGAACCACTAAATGAAGCTGCAACACCGCTTGATAGTACTTTACCTCCAACACCACTTGCTAATTTTCCAGCAGTAACAGCATTAGCAGCAAGCGTATCTGCATCTACAGAACCATCAGGTAAACCTCCTACCGAGATTCCTGTAACTGTTCCTGATCCATTAATTGCAATAGGCATAATTTAAACCACCGTATAGACTGAACCGCTAGGTATCGTGAGGGTCACGCCTGCATTAATTGTAATTGGTCCTGCACTTAGGGCATTGCAAGTTGCTCCAAATTCAGTGCCCAATGTATAGTTGGTTGTCATAGTTGTTCCATTCTCCATAAACAGCTTGTCAGAGCCGCCTCCGACAGCTCCACCACCTGACTGATCAACGAATGAGAGCGTTCCCGCACCATCCGTGGAAAGCACCTGGTTAGCACTCCCTGTGCTGGTAGGGAATTGTGCAACCTTTGTCCCGTTAGATGTAATAGCTACAGTTCCGGAACCTACTCGGAATAGGCCGGTATCCGTATCATCAATAAAAGTTATAGAGGGAACAGTATTTGTTCCGTCTGGGAATTTACCTCCTGCATTTAAGTAATCTGCCGTAGCAAGAATTACTCCAAAGAAATTTTCTCCTGCAGCTGGTGCAGAACTAAAAACTATATTTGTTCCTAATAATTTAAATCCTTTACTTCCTGTAGAATCAGGTTCTTGAACTACACCACCAACAGATATGATTAATTGAGTTTCATATAAGGGAAAAGGAACTGGAGCTGCTCCACCAACTTGTAGTGCAAAACTAGTGGTACTTCCATTAAAACTTCCAGAAATATCATCTACTGTTTTATAATCATTATTTGAACGTAAATTATTACCTATGTACGGCATGACCTCTAAGTAAAGACTTATACTCTCTTTATTTTACAGAGACTAATTTTTGAAAATTTTTAAGAATTAGGACCTTTTGTTGATGGTTGTGTTGGCCAAACAACATCATCAGGAGTTTTATCTTTATAAGTCTGAGGAATATCTCTTATGTTTTGTCTATATGCAGCCCACTGTGCCTGATCTACAGAAGCACCTGTTGTCATTGTCCAATCTGTCTCTCTTAATATTCCATCTCTTTTATTTCTAATATCATTCCAAGTTAATCCATCAGCATCTTCGGCTGTGTTTCCCTCTGCTACCCACTCAAGGTACTCTTGATAGTCGGTATTTGCTTCATCAAAGGGAATAATTGCATTGTCAGATTTTCTGCAAATAGCTTGAACTACTATAGTCTTTGTACTTCCATCTTTGTTTGTTTCAGTTTCGTTTGCATATTTTTTATACATAATTAAAGCTCCGCATCTGAACTGAATTTAGCATCTATGTATTTATTATCACCAGTCGCAACAACAGCACCTTGTATTCGACAACCTAAAGTAGCATCTGAAGGGTCAGCAGCTATGCCAACGCTAGACACATAATTTTCTCCACTAGAAATAATAGCTAATGTTGGGCTTGATCTTTTTTGTGTTTTAAATGGTGTGTAAAATTTATGTGTCCCTCCCCCTGTTACATTTCCATAGTTACCGTGTACTCCTATTTCAAAATACCTCTGACATAAAGCAAGCTCCTGACCGAATGACCTATGCTCAAACTCTGTTGCCACACTGCCTACTTCTAATTGAACTCCTGTAAGATACCAGTCATTGCTTGTGCTACTTGCAACATTAGCAGTTTGACCAGCCCTACTATTTGCATTAGATGTACTTTCCCAAGCTGTTGTAGGTAAAGTACCACTTGTGAAATCAGATCCAGATAAAAGAACAAATCTAAGATCTAAAGATCTGGCATTATCATTACCAAACGCACCAGTTGTGTCAGCAGGGAAAGAAACTGTATATCTATTCCAATTGGAATCTGACACGGTATAAACTGCACCTATATTTCTATTATTGTCAGCATCATATAACCAAACAACATAATTTCCACTTACATTAGTTTTCACATAAAAAGAAACAGCAAATTGTTTCGCAGCTGATGTTCCTTTTGCAAAATCTTGTAAATTTTGACCTTCAATTCGTTGTTCTACTTCATACAATTCATTACTTGCTGGTGTCCGAGCAGTCGTGCAATCTATTTTAAGTGAAGCACCAAAACCATCTGGAGTAGTTGTTGATTGACTTACTGTATAAGTTCCTACGTTTGAACCAGAAGCATTGAATCTCCATCTATCACAAACATTTTTGTAGCCACTTGAGTTGACACCAGTTTGAGATGTACCACGTTGAGCCACTTGCATAGATCCATTAACTAGCTTGTTTTTATTACCACCACCAGAAGAACCTAATAAAGGTTTTATATCATTTGTTAGATCTTGTTTTTCAGCTGAAGTAAAGTTTGTATTCTTTACATTTGTAGAAAGTCTGTCTGAACTTATTGTATTAAGAGGCATTTTTTAAGTCTCCTTAAGTTTGTTCTAAATAGCTGACAGCTGCATCTAATGCACTGGCTGTCCCTGCATTTATTCTTAATACATCTCCTGATTCCATTATTATTTTTGACCCACTTATAATTTCTAACGAAGACCCTGCAGGTATAGGAGCATTTTTAATTAAAAATACATTATCACCACTTGCTGGAACTAAAAATACATCTACATTTGCACTAGTTCCTACTTTGTTAGAAATTAAACAACTTAATAGTACTAATGTTGCTGAACCTCCTGCAGTAACAACATTTGTTCCTGAGGCACCAGTACCAGCATTGCTGACGTTAGTTTTAGTGTCGATTTTGAAGGTATTTGCCATATTATCCTAGAGCTAGTATTAGAGCAATTTGATCAGAAAAACTGGTTTGAGTGGCTGCTATAGTACCATTTACCGTGAGGTTACCTGGAATAGTTACCGAACCATTTGAATCTATTGTAAGACGTGCAACTCCTCCAGTTACAATCGCTAAACTGTCAGCAGACGGGCTAATTAAACCTGTATTACTATCTCCTTGGAATTTAAGTGCACAATTACTAACATTTCCTGCTGCTAATGCAGAATTTTGACCATCTTGTCTTAATAACGGAAAACCTCCGCTAGTTATTGCATCATGAATAACAACTGTTTTTAAAGTAGTATCTACTGTGACTTCTCCATCAGCTCCTTTAAAACCGGAGTGTTCAGCAGTAGTACCTCTTCTGAATTGGACTTGGGTGCTCATAATTCTATCCTAAAGCGACTGCTATTGCCGTAGCAAAACTTTCCGTTGCAAAGGCAGTCGGCATATTAATTGTAACTTTGTTACCTGTTGCAGCGGTAGTAATATTAGTTCCACCTTCTATATCTAAAACTTCTGAATTTAAATCAATTGCTATTGTTCCAGAATCAGCTTCAATATCTAAATCTTCAGCAGTAATCTGAGCATTTACGTAAGCTTGAGTTGCTATTGTTCCATCGGCATCAGGAAATGTTAATGTTCTTGTATTACCACCTGTAATAGAGGCAGAACTAAAAGCTCCAATTTTTGTATTATCTGAATTATTTCTAATTCTGAATCCACTGTCATTTGTAACTACGGCAGTAGAAGTTATGGATGCTAATCCAGTAAATGTTGTGGCACTTCCTCCGAGAGCAATTCCAGTGCTACCAATAGTTAAAGAACTATTTGCAAGATTACTGTTAGCAATTGAAGATGCAGTAGTAAGAACAGTTCCTGTCTCAGCAGGAAGAGTGATAGTTACATCGGCAGTTGATGCAGGTCCTTTTAATGTTGCTGAATTTGTGCCATTATCAGTATCTTCTTTAAAAATTATGCTTCCAGCGGAACTTGAAGATCCCGTAAGAGTTGGAGAAGTAAGACTTTTATTAGTTAAGGTTTCAGTTCCTGTAGTAGAAACCAAAGTAGCATTTGAAACAGCAGTATTAAATTGAGCAAGTGTTCCAGTTAAAGTATTATTTGCAAGATTTACAGATTTATTTGTTAGAGTTTCAGATCCTGTTGTAGAAACAAGTGTCGCATCTGTAACTGCTGTATTAAATTGAGCAAGAGTTCCGGATATAGTATTAGAACCTAGAGCTAAAGTTTTATTTGTAAGAGTTACAGAATTACTCGGAGTTACAGGATAAACAATATCACTTGTTAAAGCTACAGTTCCTCCAGCATCTGGAAAAGTTATAGTGCGATCTGCAGTTGGATCTGTAACAGCTAATGTGGTTTCAAAATCATTAGCCGTAGCACCTTCAAAAACAATATTTCCACTTGCAAGTTTTATAGAGTTAGCAGCATCAGCAACACCTGATATTAATGTTGTTGAGGCTAAAGATGTTAAACCTGTAAATGTTCCTTGAGTTGCACCTAAAGCAACACTTGTACTTCCTATTGTGAGAGAAGAATTAGCTAACTGAGCATTAGGTATTGCATTAGTTCCAATAACCCCCGTAGAAGAGTTGTATGTTAATCCTGAACTACCAGCAACACTTACTGCACCTCTAGCTCTCGCCTGTGTAAAATATTCATTTGTGCCTTCACTTAAATCGGTAGTACTATTTCCAGCAAAATCTAATTTATCTGCAGAAGAATTTAACTCCTGAAAAAGACCAGAAACAAGTACTAACGCTTTCCTAGTTGCCATTTAATATCTCGATCAAGTTCTTTATTAGAAAGAACTTATTTATATTTATTTTACGCCCAGTAAACTGTTAGATTATTTGAACTGGTGGCTCTGCACGAACTACCAAAGAAGCACTAGTAACAGCCTCTCCTACTCGTGTAACAAAATGACCTGAACTAGATGGGGGTGTTTTTACTATTGCACCTGCAGAACTAGCAGATAAAAAATAACTATCTCCAGGATCTAAACCTGATACTGGAGTAACTCCTGCCACGATGCAAGTTACTAAATTTCCCGCTGTGATTGTAGTTTCCACAAATCCAGCGACTGTTGCTTTATCTTGAGTGGCATTAGCAATTGCTTTCTCAAGTTTCCCATCACTAGCTCTCGAAAAGACAGCATCACCTTGATTTAAATTCTCTGCAGCAATCGCTGCAAATCCATTTATTTTATTAGTTATTTGACCTGGCCAGTTTGTTTTGGTGTCAATTAATACTTCAGTCAATCCCTGAGCATTAGGTGCATAAGGTTCGTAAGCCATTAACTTAATTTTATTGGAGGTTCTATTTGAATAGCTAATTTAGTTGCAGTTGCAGCCTCACCTATTCTTACAACTGCCTGACCTGCAGAGGAAGGAGGAGTTGCAGTTATTGCACCTGCTGTTGTAGCAGATAAGAAAAATAAATCTCCTGCATCTAATCCCGATATATTTTTTAATCCAGCTACTGCAACTTGTAATGATTCACCTGATAATGCCGCTACATTTGCAAACCCTACTACAATTGAATTCTCTAGTGTTCCATCTGCAGCACTTGCTTTACCAACTTTTCCATCTGAAGTTCTCATAAATAAAGCCTCTCCCTCTGCTATGTTCTCAAAAGCAACAGCATTAAAAACAACTGCAGCAGGTGCAAAGGTAGGGAATCCTTCTTTTAAATCAATAACAGCATCAACTAATCCCCTATAATTAGGTTCATAAGGTTGACGTACCATATTCACACTATTAGCTATCATTAAATCTCTTAACACTGCAATAGCTCCTTCTATATTTGGTTCGTATCCTGTTGCCATAAAAATCTCCAACTCTTAATATTTTAATTTGTAGAAACCCTATAGAATAGAAGTAAGGAGGATTACACAGTGGAACCACAATTAATTGCAGCAATAATTTCAGGTAGTATTGGGGCCTTTGCTGGAATAAGTAGAGCTTTGGGAAATTTTAATAAAAAATTAGATAAAAGATTTGAAAATATAGAAACAAATGTTGATAGACTAAGAAATGAAGTTATCCATGATTACGTTTTGAAAGAAGATTTTTTAAGAGAAATGCAAGCTGTTCATACTAAATTGGACAGAATACTTGATCACTTATTAAGTAAATAATTAAACATTTATCCAATTACCATCTGATTGGCTATACATTATTAATTGATTTGCATTAGTGTCATAATGTAATTGACCATTTACTGGGTTGGCAGGTTGGCCTGCACTAATTGAAACGACAGCTTTTACAGTTTGCCAAGCGGCTCCATCATATACTTCAAATATTTGAGTACTATTTGTATTTAACCAAGTTTCACCTTTACTGTTACCAGTAAAACCTGCTGCAACATTATTTGGAATAACTGATCCTACATGAACAGGACCTACTTTTATCAACCCAGTATTAGGCGAAGCAGTATTATCTGCAAAAAATAAACCTGGACTCCCTGCATTATTATTTACAGCTAGTTCTCCAGCTCCTAATCTAATTGGGAAAGGTCTATCATCTAAAGTACTAGAACGCCTAGATTGAATTTGGACAGCCATAATTTATTAATTTATATATAATCCAGCATCTATAACATTATCTTGTTCAGTCTCTGGATTATAAGTACCTGCATCTAGATTACTCGTAGCAACTGTTGCATCTACTAACTCTCCATTTAAATATTCTCCTGATTTAAGAAATCCTGATTCAAACGCATTAACAAAGTCACTTAAAGGTCTATTTACAATTCCAAACTTAATATCTTCTAACTGAGTCGCTTCTTTATTAAATAATTTATTAACTAAGCCAATTAATCTATTAGTTATATTTAATTGATTTCCATCTCTATTTAAATTACCTTTTTCATCTCTTTTTAGACTATCTGTAAGAGTCATAGCAATAACAGATGGATCAAAGTTAGCTACATTCTGTGGTAAATTAAAATCTCCAATTGTAGTTTTATTACCTTCCCATTTTGTAGATCTATTATATAAAGCAAACACCTCAGCAGCTTCTTTATATTTCCGTTGTTCTGTAGGCCAATTTTTTTCCCATCTTTCTAAACCTTTGCCTATAGGTTTATCATTAGGTTCTAGCAACCATGCATCTACATACTCATGACGTTTTACATTACTAACAGTAACGTATCCACTAGTTGTTAAAGAAAAAGGATAAACAACTTCAAATTTATTAGGGTTAATAATATCCGTAATAGTATATTCACCTGAGATAGCATTACCACTTGTAAAAGTTAATTGAATTTTTTCATTTTTTTCAAGATTATGATTAATAAAATCTACCTGTAAATTTATTCCATTTATTGCATATTGTGCATCCAATTTTAAAGGCTCATTACCTTCATCATGTTTTATAGACCACATTGCTGCGTAAATATGTTTACACCATCTAAGTTGGTGGTACTGTAAATTTTGAAATGAATCTTCTTTTTTATCTTCATATTCTGGTAATTGATAAAAATTATTTACAGTTACATATCCTAAATCTCTAAAAACACCGGGTTCATCTCTTCTATCTGATAATGTTCCATTATTCTGTAAAATATTTCCTGGTTTTACATCCCTCGTAGATGTTATAGGGAATCTTTTACTAGTTGAATTACTAAATAAATCATAACTATCTCTTCTGGAAAAATCTTGACAAGAACAATTCCACCGCAATTCTGTAGATAAAAATCTACCTACTGCAAAACCTCTATGAGCTGGTACTGTAGTTTTTGCAATAGTATCAACTGTTTTTGCTCCGTAACTATCTTTTTTTTCAAATATTAATTCATTAGTAGTAGCATCAGATCCTGTTACGGTATAGCCAACATAATCGTCATATCTAAATCCTTTAATTAATCTACTTAAAGTTAAATTTCCATTAGTTGCCCCAGACGTTATGGTTCTGACGGTAAATTTTGTAGAATTTAATACTGTAATTGTATATCTTCCTGAATTTACATTACCTGTTGAGACATCTAAAAATACCTTATTATCAGTTGCTAACCCATGATCAGAACTGCAGGTTACCGTCACTATATCATTTACTCTTGTATAAGTGGAGCTAATTCCAGGATCACGTTCAATTATTCTATCTACCATTCGTTCATTGACTAAAGAGACAACTTCAGTTGGTAAACGTCTTAATTTAACTCTAACAAAGTTCCATCTTGTATCATTAAAAGCAGTTGAATTATGGTAAGTTACACTTCCAGACGTATTAACAGCTGCAGCAGCGGATAAAGTAAATGTATTTTGAGTTTTACTCACTATGGTTAAAGTATCATCCACTCCATTTCCAGTTTTAAAATCCACGAAAACATTATCACCTGGAAATAAACCATGATCATTCTTGGTTATAACAATTGTTGTACCAGTTTGAATATAAGTTGCATCTACAGATGGGGCTAAATATCTAACAGCTAAGATCGGTAATCCAAATTCATAAAAACTAAATCCATCGGTATCTCTCATCCCACATATATGTTCCCCTAATTCTTGATTTGTTGAGGGAAAAGTAAAGATTCTTGCAGGAACAAAAACACCTGGAAATTGTTGAAAAGTAAAAAATAAACGATAATCTCCTCTTTTATCTCTTTCTTTAAAAGTTGAACCTAGTATTGTTTGTGTTGCTGTATATAATTCATAACCTCTTCTCCATCTAGTCCATAAAGAATCCTGATTATAAAATTTAATTTCACTCTCTAATTGAAATCCATCTGTCCCAATACCAAACTTTGGTTCTTTAGGTTTTACATCAAATTCTTTAAATTTTTGCTTAAAATCAAAATTTGATGGTTTTTCAAACCCACCAACATTGAAAGGCATGGTCTTTAGTAGAATCCACCTTGAACATTACAGAAAAACCCATTAGTCAAAGCAGTAGCTCCACTAGCTGCAACAAATAAAGCCTGACCTCGTTTTAACATTAAACCTCTTTGTTTAGGGGCTACCTCATTATTTGTACCAGTAAAGTTTGTTCCAGCTTGTACAGTAGGATGATTTATAAGAGGAAGTGTTTTCTGTAAAGTGGTACTGACTATTTGATTTTCTGCTACTTGAGGAATACTTTGAACAAATAAAGGGAAAAATTGATTTATATTAGTAACTGTACCTGTGCTTACAAGATAAAAACAAAAATCTATGGGTAAAGAAATATCTACGTTACCAGTAATAGTTGCACCTCCACCAATTGCTGGTACTGTTACATCAAAACTTGTGGAACTGAAATTAAGAGTGTCTTGAACAGTAAAGATATTATCTTTAGGAAAAGCACCTGCACTATAAGTTTTAAAATCTAGAAATACTTTTTGACCTACTTCTAAGTTATGTCCAGAACCTAAAGTAACCGTACACACGGTACCCGTCGCAGAATAAGTTCCAGTAGGTGGTGTTGTTGCATCAATCTTTTGTATTACTCGTTTTGTATAAGTAAAAAAGATTTCGTCTATATATGCACCACTGATTGATGTATCTGTAAGAGCAGAATCAGCATCAAATACTTTTGTGGCATTACCTACCGCTGTGGGTATGAGACTAGTTAAAAATGACTGACCAGAGGAGACTGTACAGAGTGTAGATGTCGTTGCTGGACGATCTACCATTAAAGGTTGTTTGTTTGAACTACTACTTGACACTTTTTCTTACAGAGGAATTAAATTAATTATAAAGGAAGGTTTTTTAAGCTTTTTTATCGTCTTTTTTTTCCATACGTTTTCTAGCTTTAGTAACAGCTTCTTTTCTCTGCTCTTTATCAGCAGTCTTTTTATCATCTTTATCCATTTTTTCCTCTTTTCCGTCTTTTTTTGCATTTTTTTTCTTAAAATACTCTAAAAGCTGAGGAGGCATTTTACCTTTAGCCATTACTAATCAATCTCCTGTTCAGTATCTATGTTTAATGGAGCAGATCTTAAAGCTCTACTTCTATATAATCCAAGATCTTTACCTTTTAAATTTTTAGTGGCTACAGATCCTGACAAAACATTAAATATATTAATGTCTCCTGCCATTCTAGTACCCCCTTTACTTTGCTGAAATACATTCCTATCAGGTCTTCTTTCTTTATAGGGTTCATTCCTATTAATACCTAATTGATATCCTAGTGGATTTTTAGGTTTAATTTTTGAGGCTGGTACTTCTATCATTATCTGTGATTAGTTTCTAAAAATAATCTTGTTCCAACAGCTACATCTGCGGGTCCAGGTAATGCTTGAATAAATTCTGCTCCTTCTCTATTAAATCTATACCGTGCCTGCTCTGGATTCCTATAATTTGGAACATATAGATGCATGGCAAGTCTATCTGTCTCATAAATATAAATTTCTGTCCAAGTCTTAAGTGTCTCTCTAAAGTCAGATGTTGCGACTGTTCTATCAACATCACCGGCAATACTTTCTATTCTGTTTCTAGGCAAAGTATCATTATTTATACTACCGGTCATATCTGTCCTTTTCTCTGCTTCATCACAACGGCCTATCTGTTCCACAATTTTACTGACCCAGAAAGAATCTTGAACATTATTTAAAGCCTCCTCCAACCTTGCCTGATCACCAGCAGGTATAGAAGTGAGGTTATAACCTAAATGCCAACGAACTTTCGATTGTATAAATGTATCAAGCTTCATTCAAACTAGTAACAATATGCTTGTTATTAGTCTACTCTTACCAAATCAGCTTTAAATATTTCTTCCCAATCAACACGTTTAATTGCATGTAGTTGATCGAGTCTAGTAAATCTCTCTCCTGAAAGAGTTGTTTGTAAATCTTTTATGTCTCGTGCAGTTTTTAAACCTACTCCAGGTAGAGAATCAGCTATTTGTCTTGCACTGGCATTATTAAGGTTTACTCTTTTATCTATAGGAAATGTTTCTTTTGGACTTGGTTTGGCTGGGTTAACTCCGGAAGCTTTCAAATCTTCTGTAAATCTTTCTTCATTTCGAGTTTTTTCTACAGTTCCCTCTATGTGCGGTTCTAACATACTCTCTTCTATATACATAACTTCTTCATTAGCATCAACGCACATAAAAATACCTTTATCATGTTGACTTACTTTTTCAACCAGTCCTCCTGTCAACTTGTACTTATATAACATAAATAAAATAAATCTCTTTAAATAGCTTAACTCAATAAATTTTTATTGACAATGAAAAAGCGAGCCATAACGACTCGCCTTCCCATCTAAATTTAAAATTATAAATTATGAATCGTTACCACCGACTTGTGATGCAAAGTCGATCTTATCCTGTATGTCATTCCAAGCTACTGCTCTGGATGCACGAAGGTAGTTAACTCTGCAGACGATGTATGCAGCTTTACCTGCATCAGAATCAGCCTGAGAAATAAATACTCCGTCACCATTAACAGATGTTCCTGTAACACCGTTGACATTATAAACCTTAAAGGTTGTGTCACCAGTTACTTTAAACATCATGGAGTTAGCTAAGTTTGCTGCAGTAATACCACCACCTGTAACAACACTTACAAATGGAACAATACCATCGTTAGTGCCATCAGTTGATGTGTTACCTGTTCCTTGAGCAATACCGGAAGCACCAATATCTAGTAAGGAAGAAGCAGCCGCTAAACCATTTTGCTGTGTAGAAGGAACACCAAAAGGTGAACCACTATTATCAGGACCTAAAAGAAGAAATTCTCCGTTAGTACCCTGAAGGTCAGCTGTTACTGGGAAAGCTGGGAAAGAACGTAATGAAGTTACAAGCTCAGGAATATCCTTAGCAATTGATAAGGATGCCTGATACACGTAAGCGGGACGTGCAGAACTTGCCTTCACAACAAGGGATGTGCGATCATCTCTCACACGATCATCAGGACGACGATCTGGAGAAGGAATTGTGATATTGAAACTTTTGTTGTTAGCTTTATCAGCAGTTAAATTACTAACTTTAACAAAACCAATTTGCTCGAAAAGATCAATTCCAGGCCAACCATGAACAGCTTCATTGTTAAATGAAGATAACTGGTTAATCTGATTTCCGGGTTCTAAGATTGCACCCGCGTCACTTTTATAAGTTGCCATTATTTAAATACCCCCTTATTCAGTAATTGTGAACGCTGTTGTAATGAAGTCCTTATTCAAGTTCGCAAAGCCAGCATATAGCTGCCAAATGAGAATAATGAATCTGCTGAAGTCATCATTGTTATTAATGAGTACTTGAGCATTTGGACCACCAATACCAACACCAATTGACTGAGGACCAAAGAATAGTCCAGCAGGAGTTGTTCTTGTAGAAGCTCCGTTACCATCACCAATATCGACCGAAATTTCTTTCACTGGGAAGTTTGTTGATTCGAAGAATCTTACTCCTTCAAATACGAATCCAGAAGGCATAACTGGCTCACCAGCTACAAACTGTGCCTGACCATACTGTCCACCTTGGTAGATTGCTTGGTTAGGAGAACCTGCTTGCATTAGTGGGTTGCCTTGACCCATTCCTGGGTATCTTGCAACTTCTCTGAATCCTTGATCTGCACGTAGATCCTTCATGAATGAAGGGTCAGCTATACAACGATAGTAACCATCGCCAAATACTGGTACGTGTCTTTTTCTTAAACTCTTAACTACTTCTAAAAGGTCTGTCTTTACATTAAACTTAAAGCGCTCTGAAGCATACTCTGTAGCAGAATAAGCATTTAGAGTTGTTGAGTTTGCTTTAGTTTTAGTGTTTGGATAGTAGTAACCACCTTGTGTATCAGATGCCTGACCACGAGCTTCAGACTTGAATAGCTCGTCGATGAATACTCTATCTCTCCACCTTCTATAGTCGTCAAGGAGAGTTAGCGATCCGATACTTTGGTGGAACATATTTAAGTTTCCAGTGTCAAGTAGCAGACGCTGAGCTGTCATTAGGGTTTCTCTAGCAATTTTGAATGTGCTAGGTAGATTTGTGTTGTTAGGGTCAGCAGGTCCTGTATATTCCCTAAGAGATACAAGTACCTTGTCCTTTACGATAGATCTGCTGTTTGCTGTGCCAATTGTCTGGTCCTGAGTCCTCTCTCTTGAAGTCTTAGTTCCAGGATTGCCAAAGAATCTGTAGCGATCTAACTGAACGGTCTGACCTGGCTGCTTGGTGAAGTCATGTACAACCACTGGCTCTGTTGCCATTTCTACGATATACGCAGGATGTGGTCTATATAACTCAGCACCCAGCAGCTTCGGAAAATCGTTATCTATAAACATATTTAGATTTCAGCTAGGTTTGCTGATAGCGAACACAAAATTGTGCTCATTTTTGAAACTGGAAAATAAATTCCATTATTAAGATTATAAATTAGCTTAATATTGTACTTATATAAGTTTTTTCTAAAAAAATTAAAATTTTATTGATTAATTTAGTTGATTTGTAACTGTATATTCATTTGGGGGAACAGTTCCTATTCTTCCGTAAGGATTTATTAAACCATCAGCAGGTTGCATGTCAGGCTGTTGTTGAGCCTGCATTTGATCAAACATCATAGCAAAGTCTTGAAAATCTTTTGCTTTTCCCTTTGCTTTTTTAGCCTTGTCGTAATTCATCTACTTTTTCTCTTTTTTTGATTCTAAAGGAGGCTGACCCACAGGTAATTGACTTAATCCTGCAGCGGGTAAGTATTGTGCTAAAAATTGTTGTTCACTCGCCCTTATTTGATTTTGAACCATCTCTGCATTCATCATATTTCTTGGTGCCATCATTCCATTAGCAGGTAATGGAGAACCTGGTAAATTAAGTTTTAAATATGAAGCATCTAAGTCCTGTGGCATTTTAGATGGTTGAGTAACACTAGTATCTCCTTTCTTCATCCTTATATTTGCATATTCATCTCTATTACCGGCTGTTACCTGATTCATAATATCTTGTCCACCAAATTCAACTAATTGTGGCGACCCTATAGGACCTCCAGCAGTTCCAAGACTCGCTAAAAATTTATCCGCTTTTTCGTTTGTTGTTGGCTTTTTTTTCTTATTCATAATTAAAAAAGAGAGGGGTGAATAATCACCCCATTTAGCTTAAGAATCCATTACAAGAAGCTTCTGACGGAAGACTTCAGGATTTGCTTGAGCAGCATTCAAATATTTCCATGCATTCTGTGGGTCGCGATCAGCCGCTGTTCCAAAGTCATTCCAAAAGTCTCCTGCATTTCTAGGAGCTTGTGGCTGTGGTGGAACTGGCATTTCAGGTCTGCTAGGAGCCTGTGCTTGTGTCTGAGCCTGAGCTTGAGGCTGACCTGCTAGAGGTCTTTGCTGTACGCCTTGATTTGCATAACCTGCTTGCTCTTCTTCTACTGGGTATGGTCCATTAGGTCCGAAGAACTCACATGTATAATCTGCCAACACATCAGGATCTGTAAGGATCTGCTCATAAGCTTTATGCTCTGCAGACATTTCCTGTAATAAACCAACTGCTTCAGCTAACTGATTATTTGTTGTGATTAATGCGTCTTCAACTTGACAAGCATAGTTATTTAAAACTGCTGGAGCATCAGCACCAAAATGATTAATAACCTCAAGACTTGCCTCGCTTACCCCGTTTGCTAGGAGCTGCTGGTCTGTTATTTCCTGAGATGTTTGGGAATAATTGTTGGAGGATGCCTGGTTGCTGTTGGTCGAAGGCGTATAAGTCGGCGCTACCGCGTTGCTGTACTGGGTTGGAGTCTGGGAAGCGTAATTGGTTTGGCCTATTGCTTGGTTCTGAGTCGACTGTTGACCCTGGAACGGGAATTGGACTGGTGAACTCAGGAGTCCTACCACCTTCGTAAATGCGTCCTTGTAAGGGTTCTCCGCTTGTGGGGCTGCCTGTTGTGGCTGGGGGCTGTACTGAGTAGGGTTGTATGGGTTGTTGTTGATCCCCATCTGCGCTTGCACTTGTGGTGCTGGTGCCGCCATTGGCTGGGATGGAGCCACCCATTGGGTATTCCCTGAAACGACCGGTGCCTGCGCCGCTGTCTGAGCCACGTAGCCTGTCTGCTGGGTCTGGGATACTTGGGGTTCCGATTGGATCGGCGCTGCGGTATCGGCCTGCATAAGTTACCTCTTTTTGTAAACTTTCTAATGTTCGATATAAGAATGGGGTTAAATCCAATCTTGGGTCAGCTGCCATCGGTAAGTTAGGCTGCTGAGGATGTGGTGTTCGCATTTCTTGATTTATTAGATCAATAAATTGCGAATATGCTCTCTGTACTTCACCCACCATTCGGAACGGGAATCCAGAGAGCATTGCTGCAACTTCGTCGTCCGTTTTCGATGGGAATAAATACTTCAGTGCTTCTATACTATCAACCCCCAATTCTTGTAAATTACGTGTAAATATTGATGAATTAAGTTTGTCCTGAGTTGTATCCTCATAAACAGGTCCCATCCATCTCCATAAAACTGTTCTATCTCCATCAGGAGCAAGCCCTAAAACACCTTCAGGTATCTCTTTAGTCTCTAATGCTGTATTAATTGCTTCTTGTATTTTTTGTTCATATTTAGCTTTTTGTTTGTCATATTTTTCTAAAGATTTATCATCAGGATTTTCTGGTAATTGTGGATATTTTATACCGGCTGCAAACGCAAGAGATTTTCTAAAAATTTGTTCTTCTTGAAAAATAATTAATTCAAAAACTCTACAAATACCATATTGATAAATTTGTAAACATTTCTTTTTAGCTGTTGCACTTACACGGCCATAAGCAGATTTTATTTCTGTTGCTGTTACGTTAGTAATAGATAAGTCATCTATACCTCCCAAAGCTAATCTAATTTCACTTCTTAACTGCTCTGAGAATCTAGCTTGATCAGAACTTACTGCGTTTGGTGTAATAAAACCTACTCTGTCTGAGGGTTCTAAATTAGCAATAACTCTTGGAACTCTCATTCCACTACCTGGTTTACCTACATATCCTGGCTGTTGTCGTGTTACTGGATCTTGTTTATATGTTGAACTAAATAAATTAAAATCAGATTGAAAACCAGACTGACTAGAGATGCTTGGTCTTTGAACAGTGTCACCATCACTTTCAACAATATCAGATTTTGGTCTGGAAGAAAGTAATGTTGGATTACCAAAGAAAGATAAATTTGCTCTTATATTTTTAACCATCTCGTCGTGAGCCATTATTTGGTTAGCTAAGAAATCAAACTCTCCACTACCATCAGTTCCAAAAGCATCAGGATTATTAAATACTTCTACACATGGAATAAATTCCATAGTATTTTCAACTATTTTTTTATCAAAACCTGCAAAATTTACATTTTCACTATCAAAAGTAATTTCTTGTTCACTGTGTATTTCCTCTATTTCATTAACTGTAATTTTTAATCTCATATATCTTTTATCTGTATTTAAACCAACTCCTGCAAAACCTTTTGAAGATCTTACTTTGTAAGGATAGATAATTATTACTTCTTCTAAATCTCCTTCAGGTGAGTAATATGTCCTGTAAGAATCTTTATTAAACCAATAAATTCTGTAAGATCTTTCAGTAGGTCTTATATAAAATAAACCTTTTCCGTATGCTAAGAATCTATCCCAAATAGCATCTAATCGTGCATCTAACTGATTAAACTTTATTACCTGTTGAACAAGATCAAATCTTTGTGTACCAAAATTATCCTGTTGAGGATAAAATTCAACTCCTTGTCTTATCCCAAACATCTTCATTTGGGATAAATGAGAACTGATAAGCATCGTATCTGCTGTTCCTCGGCCATCTCTATTTATGACCGACTTAAGCATATCGTCTAGGACAGCTTTGCTATTGCTTTCACTCATTAGATTCGAAGTTGATACTATTGATCAATGTCATAACCAGCATGTAATCTTTTAAGTTTGATTTCATCTCCCTCACATTCTACCTCAAATCTTTCGTTTGGTTGTAATGCCATGTCATGACATAACTCATCAGGTAGAACAATTAAAGCAGATCCATAGTTATCTTGCTCTAATTCTAGATTGTAGTAAGTAGGTGACATTTAATCTTGTTAGTAATAGTTTAAGTCGTCAATACTCTAACTCAAGTTTTCCGCGAGTCATTAACCCATTACATAGCCAAACTAATGCATCTACGCAATCATCATGTGAGCTAACCCCAAAATTAACTATCTCGTCTGTAAGAGGTCCAAATTTTCTAAATTTATTAAAAATAATCTTTCTTTGTTCAAATAAACCCATAATTCCTCTAAATCTAGCAACTTTATCTCCTCTAAAACCTTTTACTGGGTGCCATATTAAATTATGAAGTCCATGATCTCCTAAACATATTCTTTTAAAATCTGCTTCTAAAGATGCTTGATAAGCTACTGCCTCAGACCAAATATGTGTAGAAGCTCCTGTAGGGAAATAAGACTTGTCATCTTTATAAACAATTCCCCATTCCTCCATCATTTCCATTAATAAATCTAATTTTTCTAAATTACCCATTACCCTAACTCTTTTACAATCAATAACATGGATTTTATCTTTTACTCGACCACCCATAACAAAAACTGTATAATCATTTTGTTCTCTTATCCCTGCAGATAAATCAACCCCTACACCAAGAGCATCAAAATCTGTAGCAATAGTTCCTTTAACAATTAAATCTGGAGATAGAGATAACTCACTAGTTTGTACAATTTGATTTTGATATTGAAAACTAAAAGCTACTGGAGCAACTCTCCGCCTCTCTTCTAAATACTTTAATGACCACATATCAGGCCAATAGGATATCTCCTCTCCTTGATCGTCAACAGTTATAGCTGACTGTATTATTTGTGTCCATCCGTTTGATGGTAAAAAAGCTCTTGCATGTATATCATCATGACGAAATCTTGTACCTAAACAAATTGCTCTTGCACCCTCAAACATAGTTGGGACAATAACTGCATTCCAGTTATCTTCCATAGCTTGTCTAATATCCTTGTTTTTAATATCATCAGAACTTTTTATAGCATCATCAATAATACATAGATGAGATCTTTTAGAAGTAACAGCACCTTTTAAACCTGCACAACATACACTAAATTCCTCCTCACCTGTAGATTTGATACCTGCAAATTTCCAATCTATACTCCAATATTCATTAGAATTTATTCCTTTTGCTATTTTTACTGTGGGAAAAATTTCTTTATAATTTTTACTTTCTTCTATTATTCTTTTTATCGCTGCACTTTTTGGACGAGCAACATCAACTGTATATGAAATATATAAAATTTTTAAAGGTAATTTATGTAAAGCATGTACTCCAATAGCCCAAGCTGTAT